TCGCGGGTATAAAAAAACGATGGGGCGGGCAGTCCGGAAGACGTCAGGTCACAGGGATTTGACCCGCCCCTCCCCTCAGACAGTTGAGAATTATTATCACTTTAACCGTTCACGGGCCGTCTTCGCCTTATGGCAGGGCCAGCACAGACTCTGCAGATTACTGTCGGCATCAGTGCCGCCATGCGCTTTAGGAATGATGTGGTCAACGGTTTTCGCCTCACGCACCACACCAGCACGCAGACATAACTGACACAGGCCTTTGTCACGCTTCAATATGCGCACGCGGATACTGTCCCACTTCGAACCGTAGCCGCGCTGATGACGGGATTGTCCAGGTTTGTATTGCTTCCAGCCTTCGCTTTTGTGGCTTTCACAATAGCCTGACGGATCTGTGGTGGTATGGCGGCAACCGCGAACACGGCAGGCTTTTGGGATTCGTGGCGGCATATGTACTAATCTCCGATTTATCCAAATTTCACTGCCATAATGCCGACATTCTCTGCCATTATTGGCTCCGTTTATCCGTTAAAAGGGATATCAGTTAAGTTATCCCGTGCAGGGTATAAGCCATTGTCGAGACCACTCATTGAATGGCCTCTGCAATAACCGATGTCTTTCCATCAGTCCGCCACCACAAAGAATCTTTTTTGCCATAAGGCTGGAGGTTCATCTTTCAGTGGCTGCCAGTGTTATTTCCCCACTTACTGGTTTGGGTTGTTTCGCTGTACTGCCGTAATGCAAAAACTGGATTAACCTGCGAAATCACACCATTCCGGGCAAATACATTTGCACTTCATTTGCCGCTCTCTCACGTGCAACATGAAGCAATCTTTTTCGCCCACCAACGCCCCACTTAGCCATTTGGCTTGCGCACTGGCTTATCGCTTTGGTTTCAGTATTGATGATGTGATCGATTCTATTCAGACGGGACATTGCGCCAACGCCGAGACGGACAACCGTTTTGAAAACTTCATAAACTTCGATTTCAAATTCCGGCTTAATCCATGCTGCATATCTGATTGCCAGAAGTTCAACACCCCACACACCTGGTTCTGCACCACCTTTGATTATTTTAAGTGGCTGAATTTGTTCCAAAGTGCTTTTTTGCACTTTGGCCTCCAGTGCTTTTATGAAGCGTTTTATCTGCGCGCTACGCAAAAACTGGCTTGGGCGCTGTTGCTCTGTAGCCTCTCCATTTGCAACTGCTGCTGCATGGAGATCGTTTAAGTTGTAGCGTCCATCCTCATCAACACGAACGGACACACCATTGACAATAACTGTTGGGTACTTCATCAGTAATTACCTTTTAGTGATGAACCTTGTCACACAGGATTCCGGCCCACAGAAAGGTACCGATCACCAAACCGGCATCCTCAAGGGTCATCCTGAAAGGTTCTGTGTTCATAAGTCGCGCGTGTGAAGCGCGTTTACTGCGGACATAAAAAAGCCCCGCATCGCGAGGCTCATTAAATGGACTTTGTGATTTGCAAAAAAATTATTTCAGGCACTGAGCCCTGATGTACTCCTGCAGGTAGTTAACCTGCGCGGTTATCCTGTCTATTCCACTTCGGAGACGGTAATAATTGAGTTCAGCATCTGCTGTAAGTCTTGGGCTTTCTCCATCGCCCATGCTGCTGGCTCCGGTCGTTGACTTTGCACAGGTGGCGGAGACTTGCAGGCGCTTACGACCAGCAGAAACATCAGCACGGAGACTTTCGATAGTGGCGTTAGCATCAGCAAGCTCCTTTGTATATCTGGCATCGAGTTCTGCTACGTCACGTTGACGCTTCTGCATATCAGAGATCGTCGCCATAGCCGAATCTAATGCCATAGCGTTTTCATCGCGCTGTTTTTTGTATTCAATGGCTTTATTGTGGTAATGATTAGCTGACCAGACAAGACCACCAGCAATACAAGCAATAAACGTTAAAATGAGCGCCCAATAACTCGTCTTCATACCAGCAGCGCCGCCCGCGCCTTGTTGTATCGAATCTTACGATCCTCAATACCGTTCAGACCGCCGTTAATGATGCGCGTAACACGATTAATATCGGCACCGTAGACCATGCAGCCTTTAGATGTGTAGAACCATGCAGCTGAGCGCGCGGCCTGTAGATCCTGCTCCAGTTGTTCAGGTGAAGTCACCAGATCTAACTTCAGCGCCGCGCCACAGATGCGATAATTATGGAGGCCAGTGATTTGAATTAATCCTCTACCGCGATATTTCCAGCCATCACCGGGTGCTTTGTTACCCAGCCGGTTGCTATACACAAGATTGGCAATAGCATCCTGACGAGCTGCATGTCCGGATGTTCTGCCAAGGGCATCAGCCTGCTGCTGTGTGATCCTCTTTCCGAACGTCGCCACAAGCGCAGATGGTGTGTAGTTAAAATTTTCAACTACGGCGCTAAACCCCATCGACTCATGGCCTACCTGAGCAATAAACATTGCCTGATCCGCTGGTGCTGTAATGCCGAATTCCTTCATCGCCGCATCAATGTGCGGAAACCAGCGCGCAGCCAGCCCGGCGCTAATACCAGCCGCCTTTTGAAATAATTGTTGGTTCATTAGTGCCTCAGATGATCAACCAGACGTGCAACGTTGCCTCTTACGGCCACCAGCACGGAAAGAAAAATAGTGTTCGCCACGATAATGGGCCATGAGGAATGGGGATAAATCCCACAGAGATAGGCCAACGGAACAGCACTGTATGTAACAGTAATCAGCCAGGCTAAACGTGAAACCCAAGGACGATGCCGCGAATCACCACGACGATAAAACATCAGAGTAATAACAACACAAGCACATAACAGCGCATTTATAGTTGCTGTCGGGTCATTTAGCTCCACCTGAACCTCCCCGGCGCGTTATGAGCGCCACCAGCGAGCCGATATCCTGATTATTCAGGAACGTCAGGATTTTAACGGCTAAAGCAGAGACGATTACGGCACCAATAGCATCCAGAGGTTTATCACTGTATCCGGTCAAGTTCGCCAGCTTGGAGCCAACCAACCCAGAGCAAAGAATCCCGGCAATATATGACACGATAAAATATGCCAGTCGGCGCGATGCACTCAGATCTGCTGCTGTTGCTATGTAGAATACAGCCCCTGCAAATGCGCCAAATACAACGCCGTAATCAGTTCCGGTCAGCAGTCCATAAACACTGGCCCCCGTCAGGGCACCACCAGCCAGCCCAGTACCGGAAATCGGATCGGACATTTAGCCCCCTCTTAATTGCTGTTGGTCCTCTCAGATATGAGGGGAAGGGATCTTAATGACATTCTGTTTATTATTTCAGTCAAACACTACCCTGTTGATGATTTCTCAGAAGCGAACTTGACTCCCAAGGGAAACTCAACTTTCCGTTAAAACCACCAGCAGACATTCGTTCAATTTCCACAGAAATATCACTGAGCCGTTCTTCAAGCTCTGCTTTTTCTTTTACCAGACGGTTATAGCGGCTTAGATGAAGCTTTTGCTGCTCCAGCCAGTCTTCAAGCTGTTCAACAGTCATACCAGGGTTAAAAAAATATGGCTGCTGCTTTTCGCCCTGCATTATTGACCTCCAGAAAAGCAAAAACCCCGCCGAAGCGAGGTTTGTTATGATTTCGTTAACGGCAGACATACAAAGCCCATCGTTAGGAAAATCCTAACCAGATTTTTTGAAAAATGCAAGAATCATGTCGCCATCTTCGGCGAAAATCATTTATCTCGTCACTTTTCTTAATTGCGCCTCAGCATATGCTTCTTCCTGCCAGCACTTTGTCACCAGTTTATCAATGACATCTGCATATCCTTTGTACCACTGATAATCCGTCAGATCCGGTACCAGCTTCTGGACATGATGCCGCGCCAGTGTGGTTGGTAAACGGCTAAACCGGTTGCCATTGCAACGCCCACAAATCTTATAAACAGGCACACCATGAAGCCGGGTTCTTTTTTCATCCAGGACAATACCTTTACCCTTACACCCTCTGCACGCTGTGCTGACTTCTCCCTTACCATGGCAATGCTGACATAGTTCCTTCACCCACTCTTCCTTGATAACAGATTCCCCGCTTCTGGAGTGTTTCACCACTTCGCGCAATACATTATGAAATCCAGTACCAGCACAATGCTCACAGCGAGCCTTACTTGCCGCAGACCTGGAATAATCAGCAAAGGCAAAATTCACAAGGTAAGGGATGATCTGTAACCGGGTTTCTTCACTCAATTTGTTCAATGTCGGGTTATCCAGTGCCATCGCGTAATTGAGCAGACCTTCAATCGCAAATTGAGGATCCTGAACACCAACTTTTGCCAGGAATAAGGCAAACCCAAGCGGTGCTTTCGACTGCACCATCCCCTGCGCAGCCATCACATCCGTAATCGTTAAACCACCTGAGCCTGTCGCCGGTGCGTCATCGCTCAATTTTGGAGATTTTGGGGAGTAATATTTTGGTAAGGCTTCAAGGTTCATGCTCGTTCTCCACTTACGCCAATACGCCAATTGCCAGCGCACGATCGATAAAACGAAATATCAGCTCCAGCTGGGAGCCATACTTCTCTTCAAATGCC